ATGAAAACAACAATAAACATTAAAGGCCATCTGATTATTGAACCGGAAAATAAACTAGAGGCCTTAGCATTAACTCAGCTTAGTAAGACGTGTGAAAGTGACAGGGTGATTGATCGCCACTCCAAACGCCAAAGCACTCGAACTATCGGTTTCAATATGAAGCCAAAAGAGACTGATTCATAAATTAACTCACCTGTAGTAAGTCCCACAGGGGCTAACTAGGACCGCTTTTTTAACACCAAAACAACCATCTGCGTGAAAGGTACGTACACATGACAATTCAACCTATTACTTACGACACACGTTATGCAGCTCAGCTTATTAAGTCATTCAACAATCTCCATCGTGGAGAAAAGATGCAATCCATGCTGGATGATTTGTTTTCATGGGGTGAGTCTTTTGCACAAACATTATTTGAATTCAAAGAGGATGATTGTCTCTCGACTCTCTACAAGCCGGTTCATTCATTGGCTCCAAAGGATAGCTTCAAGACCCTTTATCAGGCTGTAAATAAAAGTGACCTCGTCACAGTTAAGCACATTCTTGACACCTACGCAAATCAAGTAAACGAGTACCAGGAAGTAATCGAGTTATTCGACTACCAATACGCGGAAACACTTTCACTCAACTAACCGAAACCCAAGAGCAAGGAAACTATTTAAGTGATAACCATAATTAACGAAGAGCGTAGGAAGCTCTCACAAGAAGAATTTAACGCCATTATGAAAGAGCATGCGGCCTGGCAATACGACGATGATACAGGCACTCGTGCAGAGTTTTGCGGAGTTGACTTAACACAGTGTGATCTGACTAAGCGTGATTTATCACACTGTATATTCCGGAATGCGAATCTTAAGTCCGTTAACTTTGAAGGGTCTGATTTAAGATTTACTACGTTCGCAAGCTGTAACCTAAACGGGATAAAAGCGAAGGATGCCGACTTTTCAGAGTCTGTTTTCAAGTACTGTAATATTTCAAATTGTGAGTGCGAGGCCTCAAACTTTACGCTAGCAAATTTCGAATATGTCAGTTTATTTGATTCTGATTTTGTTAATGCATCTTTCGGCGAGGCTATCTTAGAGGCATGCACGCTTAGGGATTCACTCTTGAGTAGTGCTGACTTTAGTCGGTCTGAAATTGCTCACTGCCACTTCAGTCGATCAACTTTAAAGGGAGCTAGCTTTCAATTTGCATGTGTTAAAAACACTTCGTTTCAATCAGCGTTCTTGCAAAATGTAGACTTCAGAAATGCTCTCTTGGGCGACGTCGACTTCTCGGATAGTTGTATTTTCAACGTGGACGTTTCGGGTGCGAACGTTTTCGATTGCAATTTCCTTAACACAAAAATCAAAGACACCGCATTAGCCGTTTTGTATGCAGGTTACTACACGGTCGTGTTCATGAAGAGCGAAATGCTTATTGGGTGTATAAAAAAAACATACTCAGACTGGCTTGAAGTGGATGAGGTGGAAGCCGAAAGCCTCTGTGTGAATGATGGTGGCGACTTCTTTAAAACCTGGCGAGAACCCCTCTTCAAGATCAGGCACTCCCTGATAAGTATTCTCGGGGAAGTTCCAGGTGAGTTACCTCAGTCCGACAACCCAATGGAAAACTTCCTACAGATTGAAGGGGTTAGCAAAAATGGACTTGATCAAAGAGACATCAATATTCAAGCCCGGGGTAGAGCGTACAGGATGATTCAAGAACCCAGCAATAACTAACCAGAAAGGAGATTCGGCGAAGGCATAAAACAGCAAGCTTAATAATCATAGCTGCATGACAGCTTAACTAAACGAAGTTCAAGAGAGGAATTTAATTTATGGAAGAGACTTTTGAGTTTTACACTAAGAACGGACTTAAGGTCACGATTGACCGTTCCGTTTTATTCACAAACTTTGAGTGCCAATCCCCTGACGGTTCAACTTGTTTTCTGTCTGTAGCTGATCTGACTTGGCACGCCAAAAAAAGTGGGAATACTCATTACACTTATGCCCGTTTACCTGACGGTTCAACCATCTTGTTGCATCGTTTAGTTTTTGAAGGGCCAGCTGAATCGGAAGTAATTGACCACGTCAACGGTAACGGTTTAGACAACCGTCAAAGCAATCTACGATCAGCAACCGTAAAGCAGAATGCCCAAAACCAGCGGAAGACAGCGAGGCCAACTACCTCACGTTACAAAGGAGTTTATGCTCCACCAGGCAGGAGGGCACAAGCCTACATCCATTCAAACGGTCGCAAGATTCACTTAGGCACATTTGACTCTCAGAAGACAGCAGCGAGGGAATACGACAAAGCCGCCCTTGCTGAATTCGGTGAGTTTGCCAGTGTGAATTTCAAGTCGTCGAAGGATGCTTACAACGCTGAACCGTCCTTGAATTAGAAGGGCGAGTTGAATGCAGGAATTAGAAGAAGCATTGCGGCCGAGTCAGTTCTCAATACCAAACAAAATAAAATATGAACAGATTCCGAAAGAACTAATTGATATCGACTGGAGTGACCCAGAAGAAGAACCCCCTTCAGAATTAGACACACTTATGGGGGACTATTTAGCAGAACAAAATCACGAAAGGAAAAGGAAAATATTCAAACAATTCATGGAGTGTCAGGAGAGCATGTTCCAGAGAATTAGAAAGGAAGTTGTAACAAAATGATTTTATGGAAAGTCCTCTTAGTGGCCGGGGCCTTATTGGTGCTCACTCACTATTTGGATGAGCAGGCCAGACGTAAAGGAAAGGAGAAACATGACGCAAGAAAACACAACAATTCAACAGGTGATTCAGAAAGGGAAGAGAGCCGGACCACGGCGAATTATGGTGTATGGTACGCACGGGATCGGCAAAAGCACTTTTGCGGCCCAGGCACCCGGAGTCGTTTTTATCAGCACTGAGGATGGGATAGCTGACATTGATTGTGAGTCTTTCCCGGTATGTAAAACGCTTGAGCAGTTTGGCGGTTACTTGGATTTGTTACTGAGAGAGGAGCATCCTTACCAAACGGTAGCCGTTGATTCTCTCGACTGGTTAGAGCGGCTTATTTGGCAATTCGTGTGTGAGAAGTACAAGGTAAAAACGCTTGTAGATCTTGGGTTTGGGAAGGGGTACGCGGAAGCTCTCAATATCTGGATGGAGATTCTTAAGAAACTAAGTGAGCTTCGAGAAGTCCGGATGATGGGAATTGTTTTGCTGGCTCACGCAAATGTGAAAAAGTTTGATGACCCAGAAAGAGAGTCTTATGACCGGTACTCACCGAAGTTGCACGACAAAGCATCTGAAGCGGTTCAGGAATGGTGTGATGAGGTGCTGTTTGCCTCTTACAAAGTATTCACCCAAACGGAAGAGAAAGGATTTAGTCAAAAAACAAGAGGCATCGGGACTGGTGAACGAGTTCTGAGAACGACTGAGAGACCATTTTGTGTTGCAAAGAACCGGCTTACAGGAATGCCGGACGAGATTTCTTTGTGCTGGGACAGTTACATTCAGCACCTAAATTAAGAAGAAAGAGAGAATGTATGAATTCATTGTTTGATGGGTTTGATGCGAATGAGGTAGAGCCGTCGGTCGGTTTTGAGGAGTTACCAGCCGGTAACTATGTCGCAATCGTTGCGAGTTCAGAAGAGAAAGAAACGGCCAGCAAAACGGGTAGATACTTAGGCCTCAAGTTTCAGATTGTGGAAGGTCAATATGCTAATCGTGTTTTGTTTGCCAATCTGAATTTAGTTAACCCAAACCCCAAAGCTGTCCAGATAGCGAGAGCGGAATTGTCTGCCCTTTGTCGTGCAATCGGTACGCCAGTGATTCGCGATTCATCCGAGCTTCACGGTAAGCCCCTGGTGCTTAAGGTCGGATTTGAAAAAGACAAACAGACCGGCGAGATGAAGAATGCGATTAAGGGTTATGAAAAATACACTGTCGGTGATGCGGTTCAGTCACTCGTAAATCAGTCTGTTGGCCAGCCCGCTAATCATATACCGCCAGTGTCACCAGCTCAAAATAGCTGGATGGGTGGCGGTGCAAATCCGAATGCCGTTCCATTTTAAAATCTAAGATTGAGGCATGTCGTTTTCACAGGTAGTCCCTTCATGGGGCTACCATTTTGAGGCTCTAATAAACTTTAAATAACATGGAATTAAGAAAATACCAAAGCGAGACCGTTGATGCGGTTTACCAATACTTGAATACGCGAAAGGGAAACCCGTGTGCTGTTATTCCTACTGGCGGTGGTAAGACTCCCATCATGGCGACTCTCTGTAAAGATGTTGCTGGTTGGGATGGGCGGACTCTTATTCTGGCGAACAGTAAAGAACTATTGCAGCAATCTGCTGATAAGTTAAACACTGTTTGTCCGGAAGTCTCAGCGGGAATCTACTCAGCTGGACTCAAGAGACGAGACACTGACGAGGCGGTAATTGTTGGTGGCATTCAGTCGATTTACAAGAAGGCAGCCGAGATTGGAAAGATTGATTTAATCTTAGTCGATGAAGCTCACTTGATTCCGCCTGATGGTGAGGGGATGTATCGACAGTTTTTGAAAGATATGGGAATCGTTAACCCAAGAAATCGAATCGTAGGCTTGACGGCCACGCCTTATCGGATGAAGTCGGGAATGATTTGTGGTCCTGGAAACATTTTAAATGATGTCTGCTACGAGGTGGGCGTTAAGGAACTCATAGACCAGGGTTACCTGTGTCCGCTAGTAAGTAAGAGAGGGAAAGGACACGCTGATACATCTGGTTTGCATACTCGGGCGGGAGAGTTTATTGCCTCAGAAGTTACCGACTTAATGGACACTGAGGAGCTGGTTAAGAATGCGGTTAAGGATGTTGTTAGCAAGACAGTTGATCGAAATTCGGTCTTGGTTTTCGCGGCGAGCGTAGAGCATGGGCAGCATATACAAGATGAGTTTCAGAATGAATATGGTTTCGAGTGTGGGTTTGTTTGTGACAAAACTAGTGATAAGGAAAGACTGAGAACGCTAGAGCGATTTAAGCAAGGCGACCTTAAATACCTGGTCAATGTAAACATCCTGACGACTGGTTTTGATGCACCGAATATCGATTGTGTTGTGCTACTAAGACCGACTCTTTCACCTGGTTTGTATTACCAGATGGTGGGACGGGGGCTCAGGTTATTCGAAGGCAAGGTTGACTGTTTGATTCTTGATTATGGTGAGAATATTAAACGGCACGGGCCTATCGATGAGATTGAGCCACATAGTAAGCGTGCTTCTGGATCGGGTGATAGGGAAGCCGTTTTAAAGCTATGTCCAGAGTGTGAGACCTATGTTCCTGCTGGTGTTCGACAGTGTTCTGAATGTGATTACGAGTTTGAAATCAAGGCCACTAAGCATCAACCTGTGGCCAGTACAGAGAGTGTGATTTCTACCGTCTCGCTCCCAGAGTGGTACACAGTTAACGCGGTGACTTATTCAGTACATCGGAAGAAAGGTTGGCAGGATGGCGACCCTCTCACCTTAAAGGTTAATTACCGGAGTGGGGTTGGTGTTTACTTCAATGAGTGGATTTGTATTGAACACGAAGGATTTGCAAAAACCAAGGCGGTTAACTGGTGGGCTAAACACTCAGAGGAACCGGTTCCGGAAACTACACCTGAGGCGGTTGAAATCTGTGAACGAGGCGGAGTAATCAAGCCGTCTCAGATCTTAATCAAGAAAACTCCTGGCAGTCAGTGGGCGGAAGTTATTGACCACAACCTGCTTGAGCCACTCGTTGAGCTTAAGCGAAGGGAAATCCTGTTCGACTTTAAGACTGAAGAGAGTGAAGGCCCCAGCGAATGGGCGGCTGGTTTATTTTTTAACAGTAAAGAATCGAAGAATTAGGAAGAGAGTGTGTTCAAAAATGTTGCTGGCAAAACAAGTAATAAGCATTATAAAAATCTTTCAAATAATGATTATTTGAAATAGCCCATAGCAATGGGGCATAGAATGATTGTAGTAAATTTTCACGGCTCCCTGACGGTTCTTTTATGAGAAACACCCAAACAGGCGGAAAACTCAATGCGTAAATCAATAGCAATGAACATGAGATACAGACACTTTTCAAGGTTATTCTAAATCGGCCCAAACTAAAACGGTTTTTATCGGACACAGAAAACTCCTCGGAACAATAGAGACTTAACAAAGACAGTTTAAACGATTGGTTAAGGTCACGCTACTTGAAAATGAACTTAACTATGGGTGTTATTCTCGAGCAGTATTTGAGAATAATTGTCTTCTCCAGGGAACAAAATCAGAAAGGAAGAAATGCACGTAACAGAAATCAGCACAACATCAATTGTACTAACCGATAATGGCTGTCTGTTTTTGATAACTACAAAACCAATGGATAGTGCATCAAAAGTAGTTGGCCATTACGTCAATCAAGAAGGCCAATTGATAGCTATCACCAGGGGCTCAACGCGAGCTGCTGAAATCAAAGATGCTGTTAAGAAACACTTTGGAAACCTCTTCAACTAGTCGGCAGGAAACCAGATGAATAAAACGCTAGAGATGGCGATTCAATACGTGAACTCAGGATTCAAGGTTCTGCCTTGTTATCCTAACGGCAAGAGGCCAGACGGTGACCTGGTACCCCACTCGTTCTACGATGCTTCCGACGATGAGGAAATCGTAGCCGAGTGGTGGACTAAGAAGCCTGACGCTAACTTAGCCTTAAGCACTGAAGGTTTGATTGTTGTTGACGTGGACATGATTGACCGGGCTAAGGAGATTGAGAATCCCTGGCCCCCTCATGTCAGTAGGGAGTTGATGCAGGGGGCGGTTGCTAAGTCTCCCAGCGGTGGGACTCATTACTTTTTCAAGAAGCCTGATTGGTTAGAAATTGGCATCTCAGCCGGTAAGGTGGCTAAAGGTGTCGATATCCGGACTGATGGCGGGATTATTCTTGTTGCCCCTTCAACAGTTAACGGTAAGGCTTACGAGTGGGTTCAAGGGTTTGAGCTTAGTAACGATTTACCCGAGCCGCCTGCCTGGTTGATTAAGGATCTTGAGAAGAGAAGTTCTGTTCCGGTTGATTTAGGTGGAGAGGGAAACCGGATTCCCAAAGGCCAGCAGCATGACACGCTGTTTCGGTTTGCTTGTGCAATGCGGCGGAATGGTGCTTCCGCAACAGAAATCAATGCTGCCTTGCAAGTCATCAACCAGGAACGATGTGCGGAGCCAGGGACTTACGAAGCAATTGAGCGAATCGCCAAGGATGCCGGGAAGTATGAGCCTGATCAATTTACCGTGGCAGTTGTTGAAGACCATTTTAGTCAGGATTTCGGAACCAAAAAAGGCAACTCCGATATTTCCGATCCTGGCCTGTTACCGAAAGAGCTCTTAGCGGTTCCGGGCTTCATTGGTGACGTGATGAAGTTTAATTTAGAGGGAGCCATTAAGCCACAACCGGAATTAGCCCTGAGTGCTGCATTATGTCTTCTGAGTGTGCTTACAGGCCGTAAGATTGCGGATGAGTACGACACCCGAACGAACGTGTATTGCTTGGGGGTTTGTCAATCTGGTGGCGGTAAGGAGCGAGCCCGACAGGTTAATAAGCGAATCCTTCAGGAAATCGGAGCAGATAAATTGATAGGGCCGGAGGGTATTGGCTCCCATGCTGGTCTGGTGACCTCAATTTCTGAAAGTAAGGCAGCGTTATACCAGCTTGACGAAATCGGGAGATTCTTAAAAACGGTGAGTGGGGCTTCTGCTGCTCCCCACCTTTACAACATTGTTACCGTCTTCATGAAGCTGTTTACATCGGCTAATTCGCTGTATATCGGGGATGCTTACGCAGACAGTACGAAGGTAAAGCAAATCAACCAGCCCCATGCGGCGATGTATGGAACCACGGTCCCCCAGTCGCTTTACGAAGGGCTGACTACTGAAAGTTTAACAGATGGCTTCCTATCGCGAATCATGGTCTTTGAGGCCAGCAACAATGACCCGGAAACACAAAGGATTCAAAGCAAACCAATCCCCGAAAGAATTCTTAGTGCTGCAAAGTATTGGTTTGAATTCAATCCGGGTGGTAACCTGAGTTCTGAAAATCCACAGCCATTAGTTGTAGAGAATACCATCGAAGCTGAAAAGGTTTTCCGAGCGTTGGACGAGCAAATTAAGGTCGAACGCAGCAGCAATAATGCTGTGATCCTGAGTCAATGGACACGCACCAGCGAGAAGGCCCGCAAGCTTGCTTTACTTTACTCCTGCTCTAAGAATTTCATGTACCCTGAGATCGACGAGGTTGCCGCTGAGCGGGCTTGTGAGCTGAGTAAGTATCTCACTCGCAAAATCCTTTTCGTCTCGTCTGAGTGGATTGCAGAGACTCAGTTCGAGGGTAAATGTAAGCGGGCATTCCGAGCAATTAAAGCGGCTGGAAAACCGGGAGTATCCAAGGCGGATTATTGTCACCTTACGAAGCACCTGCAACGGCGAGAGCGTGACGAAATAATTGAGACACTTTTGGCGTCTGGACAAATCACGATGGAAACCATGCCGACAAATGGGGCTCCGAAGACAATTTACAGATCAGTCAAAAAATAGCTAGTTTTGACCTTATTTACTTATTTACCTTATTTACCGGGGGTGTCCGACCCTGTTAGAGAGAGAAAACGGGAATTACGGAAAACACTATAAAAATAGGGAAATGTGTAAGAGTGAATAATCCAATGTAATGTAGGTGGTAAATAAGGTAAATAAGGTAAATAAGTAAATAAGTAATAATACATATATAAATATACTATATATATAGACTTTAACGCCTCTCTCAGCCTCTGGGGCGAGCGGTAAATAAGTGGGAAATAATGGGAAATAAGGTAGGTGTAAACTTGGCAACGTATACAAAATGAAAGGAGAGAGGTTTATCGCAAAAAAGAAGAGATCAAAACGGATCAATGCAAACGAGAAAGGAAAGCGGGGTGAGCGTGAATTAGCAAAAATGTTGCAAGCTCTTTTTGGTGCGGCCTGTCGGAGAGGCCAGCAGTATTCAGGAATTGAGGGCGAGGACGTTGTGGGTCTGGAAGGGATTCACATCGAATGCAAACGAGTCGAGAAACTCAATGTCCTAAACGCAGTTGAGCAAGCCGTCAGGGACGCAGCGGGTGACGTCATCCCGATAGTCTGCCATCGCAAGGATAAGAAGCCTTGGTTGATGACTGTAGAGCTCGCCTTGGTCCCCGAGCTTGTGGAAGTATTAAGCAAATTTACTAGACAGGATGAAACGTTAGCGTATGACAAAGCAGAAAAGTGATATGAGAGATGCGAAGAAATTTATTGGACGAATTGAAGAGGCCCTTCAAGGAATACACGGACCCGATCAGGCGTGTATTGCACAGGCGGGAATCAGGGTGGTTGATACGCTGTTAAGAAAAAATACTGACTACGGTTCCAGTGCATGGACTCAACCACTATTGGCCCCTGACCTGACACCCGAGCAAGGTATGCGTACCAGGATGTCCGACAAGGTTTCTCGGCTTAATGGTTTACTGGGTGGCAAGCATGCACAGGTTGAAGAGTCAGTTACAGATACTTTCTTGGACCTGGCTGGGTATTCAATTTTGTATGTTGCTTATGGGATCAGAGAGGCGGACGGAAAGCAAGAGTTAGAACGTGGGCCTCGTGGTGGTTTTCGGGATTATGTGTGATTGAATATGGTAATTGAAGACCTTACGAAAGAGTGGGTTAATAAAACTTTTCCATCTAGGAAAATCCCTTACTCAATACAGGTTTGTAAGATACATGGAACGGCAATGAGTGTTTACACAACAGCAAGAAAAATCGATTTCGAATGCTTCACTGTTTCGGCAACACGGTACAGCTACTGCAAAGAGTGTAAGGAGAATAATAAATTGAATTCCGGAAAGTCGAGAGGTGAAATAAGTTTCAAAAGCTATTTTTTGTCGGCGTCCCAGAGTTAATTTTAAACTAGTTACTATGCTGTAGTAATCGCATCTACCTCCCGTCAGGAATGACGGGTACAAAGTAACTGCAGGGCTAAGGCAGTGATCTTAAAATCTTAATTCGAGTTTATCTACTAAATGACTGAGTCAGACTTTCAAAGCCGGGTTATAGAAACCCTTGGCGAGATCAAGCAGGACCAGACCGAACTTTTTACGAAACTCGAACGTTGTATTAAAGACACTGCCTTAAATGCCCAAAAAATCGCCTCAGTTGAATTAGAACTTGGTGGCGATCGAGAATACGACGGACTTAGAACAAAGGTTTCTAAGCTGCAGTCTGCCTTGGCCCGGAATGCTTGGTATTGGTCAACGGCTGTAGGGGGCTTAATAACCGCTGCTCTTTCTTACGTGGTTAGTTTATTTACTGGATCCAACAATAATTGATGAGTGACGAGAAAATCATAGCAGGACTTGTAACCCTGCTACTTCTGCTTCCGTCTGGCCATGCTAACGAGACGGACCAAGCCAATCCGTTAGGCTCTTTGGGCGTTATTGAATTAACTCCCCCAGGCGATTTAGGAGCAACCCCCCAATCAACTTACCCAAGAGTTGATTTCCCTCGCTCCTATCGCACTCACAATTGGACCGGCTGGAATAATCAAGGCTCTTGCGTGCATGCCTCAATGGTGATGCTTTTTCACTGGCAAGGCCAACACGAGATTGCTAAATGGTGGCAAGTCAATCATTCAGGTGGTGCTACCTGGAGTTCGTTGAGTCAAGATTTTGATAATGCTGGCATTGATTACGCTCAAGTCACTAATGGTGATGTTGAGTTTCTTGAGAAAGCAATTAAGACTAATCGTGGTGCTGGCGTAACAGTTCAAGGTGGGGCTCACATGGTCATTCTGTGCCACTTAGACAGCAAGTGGGCTGGTATTTTGGACAACAATGACCCCAACAAAATCCAATGGCGTACAAGAGATAGTTTTTTAAGAGAATGGCGGAACAGTAACGGCTGGGCCGTTGTTCCCATCATTTCTACTCCCCCAAAAAGGTTACTGTAATACATGAAATTTCTTGGTCGTTTTATTCCTGCCTTATGCTGTGGATTCATGGTTACGGCTGTGGCCTTTATAGTGGTCGCTGAAATCGCAGGAATGCCTGAAGCCACAAAACCCATCGCCACTGCCGAAAAGAAAATCGACATTCCTAACAATACTGACAAATGGTTCTTGAGCCTGTTTTTACCGGACAAATGGGAACAGAACCAAGGGTCCGTGAACCTGGTAAAGCAATTCAGCGAATCCTACGAACGTCACGACTGGCGATTAGTTGATTTGAAGAATAAGACGGTTTTCCAAGTCTACAATGAGTCAGATCCACATTATCAAAACCTATTTAAAAATGCCTGTCCGGTTTTACCGTGTGTCGTGATTCAATCACCAGATGGCAAGGTTCGCTATAAGGCTTCTGGAACTAACATACCGAGCAAGCCAGGCGAGCTATCAAAGAGTATTGAGATGCTAAGTAAGAACGGCTGGAAAGCCCCACCCGTAACAGAAACCACTCAACGGCGTTTTAGGCGTAGAGACCGTTGTGGTCCTGATGGTTGCCCTGATGAGCAAAACACACGCCCTCTGATTGACAAGAAAAGGTTGTTGCCAAACCTGGACCTTATTCCAGACACCATCTTACCTGAACCACTCAAGAAGCTCAAAGAGATTAAGCAGACCGCGAAGACAGCAGGTCAAGCAGGCGTAATTATTTTCTTCTCAATTGTAGCTTTTCTCTTATACAAACTCTTCGACTAAACCACTCAACCCCAGAGGCAGCACTAATGCTAGATTTTCTATTTAACGGCGGTGAGTTATCACCGATCATTTACGTCGTACTTGGTGCAGTTGCTGTATGGGCCCATCTTCGTAAGAAGAACAGACAGAATACAGATGGTACAATGGGTGATACCAGCGACACCCGATTTCAAGACATGCTTGACGACTTAGCGTTAGAGCTCAACAGGCTGACATCAAATCTGAAAGACACAGGCTTTACTGAGTTGGTCCGAGTGCTTGAGCAAGTGATTCCAATCACTAAAACGATGAAGTCAACGTCTGAATTGAAAACGTTTAAGAACGATATCAGGCGATTGAATGACACTCTGCAAGACCCCAATCAACGAGGTACAGAGATTGGGACCGTCGTCGAAAAAGAGTTAGCTCGTATCAGTGCTGACCCTGTCCAGAAAGCCAAGTTGCAAGAGACACTGAAGAAGAATGGTGTCGTTTAATCTAGGCGACTTCCTGTCACTGACGGCACAATATAGTACAGCATAGGTTCTCCCGACCACTATATATAGTGTTTTATGGCATTCGCAAGTACCAACTACAGAGGTAACTTTACGGTTACATGCGAGGCTGGCCAAACCGCTTAATTTTCCAGACTAAAACCCTGGACCGCTTTATTCTAACTCGCCTTGCTGGCTGAGTTTTATTCTCTGCTGATACCAGGATTTTCATGGTTGCCCCTGTCAATTCAGAAAAGACTTTTGCAGAGAAAGAAGCAGACAGGGCGAGAACCTGGTCAGCTGAAAGAGTCGCCGCTTCTCAGGATGTTTATGAGCAATTTGGAAAGATCATTGACCGTGGCCCGCTTGACTGGAATCGCCGTCATCGTGGCGAAGAGAACTTCATTGAGTTCTGTAACACCTATGCTAAGGAAGCCTTCTTCCTTAAATGGTCATCAAACCATTACCGAGCGGCTGAATGCATTGAAGATGCAGTTAGAAGCGGGTCCACGTTTGCCTTTGCTATGCCTCGCGGATCGGGAAAAACCACACTAGCAAGATGGGCTGTCGTCTGGGCAATCCTGACAGGCTTATCACCTTACTCGGTTTTGATTGCGTCATCGCAGGCAACCGCACAAAAGCTACTTAAGAACTTAAAAACAACACTGCGATTCAATGAACTTTTGGCCGAAGATTTTCCAGAAGCTATCTTGCCTGTCCGACATATTAAGGGCGAAGCAAGAAAAGCGACCGGCCAGAAGTTCAAAGGCGAACCTACTCTGATCGAGTGGACCAAAACCGCAATCGTACTTGCGGCTATTCCTGTTGAGTATTCAAAGTGTAACTCGTCTGTCATTGACGTAACTGGTATCGAAGGAGAAATACGAGGACGGCAATACGAAAGGCCAGACGGTAAGATTATCCGTCCTACTTTCACGCTATTGGATGACCCGCAAACCCGCGAGAGTGCGAAGTCAACCAAACAGTCATCAGACCGGGTAGACATCCTGGCGGGTGACATCGCCTACATGGCCGGACCAACTACACCAATGGGTGTAGTAATGCCTTGCACAATTATTAAGCAAGGTGACATGGCCGCTCAGATGCTGGATAAGAAACTTCATCCAGAGTGGCACGGTGAGATCACAAAGCTGATGGATTCGTTCCCGACGAATGAAAAGAAGTGGGAAGAATACCGAAACATCCAAGAGGAGAGCTTTGTAAACGGTGGCAATGGTGAAGAAGCTACTGAGTTTTACCGGCGTCATCAGTCGGTAATGGACGAGGGGGCCAGTGTCAGTTGGCCAGAACGATTTAAGGACACTGAAGTTTCAGCAATCCAGCACGCCATGAACCTGAAGTTCAAGGATGAGGACGCCTTTTTTGCTGAGTACCAGAATGAGCCACGAACCGGACAAGACGATGAAATCAATTTGATTTCTGCTGAGGCCCTTGCTCTCAGAATACTACCAAACTGCAAGAGAGGCGTTGTACCGGCTTACGCTACCAGGCTGACCGGTTTCATTGACTTGAGTAAGAAAGTCCTCTGGTGGGGCGTCTGTGCATGGGACGACGACTTTACCGGAACCATTGTTGACTACGGAATCTGGCCAGAGCAAAAGACACGATACAACACGCTGGCATCCTGCAAAGTAACCATGCAGATGAAAAGGCTTGGTACATCAAAAGAAGTTTACATTCAAACCGGTTTAGAAAAACTTACTGATTACCTCATTATGGAAAGAGTCTGGAAGTCAGAAGCAAAAGTAATGTTTGATGTAGAAAGCCTCTTAATAGATGAGGGCTGGGAGCAACAGATTGTCCATGCTTTCTACCGCAGATGTAAACACAAGGGAATCATAACACCTTCAAAAGGTCGTGGGATTAAAGTTAGTGGAAAACCTTTAAACGACCCGAACACGCGACCTAAGCCCGGCGAAAAGAGAGGCAACCACTGGAAGGAAGCCCCGACCAAAACCGGTATCAGGTCAATTCAATTTGACACCAACTATTGGAAGTCATTCTTTCACCAGCGACTTGAGTGTGATGTAAAAGACAAATCGGCATTCACACTGTTCGACCAAAAACGACACTATCACAGAATGTTTAGCGAACAGGTCACCGCAGAATATTACAACGAATTGAAACATGAGGGAACAGGCAACACCAAACAGGAGTGGAGCCAGTATCCAGACAAACCAGACAACCACTTTCTAGATGTCTGCGTTGGCAACTGTGTGGCGGCTTCCCGGCTGGGAGCAAAACTTCCCATCTTGGAGTCAGGTCCAAAAGCACAGGCTAAGAAGCAGTTGAAACCATCCGAGCGACAAGCATTAAAACGGAAGCGTAAACGTTGAGCGAATCAGGCGACCGTAAATCCTGTCCAAGATGTGGCTGTCATCAGCATGCAATCATTGAATCACGGCCAGTAGGCAAACGGACTCGACAAAAGAGAGAGTGCCGGAACTGCAGACACATATTCATTACGACTGAGAAATAAACTTGGCAGATACATCAGAACAAATATTAGAAAACGCGAATGCCCCAAAGAAAGCCACTATAGCCGGTGACTCTTTTGAGCAGCAGTCCATAGCAGACCAAATTTTAGCTGATGAATTCTCGGCCAAAAAAGCAGCCGTAAAGAAAAAGGGCTTTGGTGCCATCTTCATGAAGATTAAACCAGGTGGAACTGTTTAAGTGAGTCCAATTCTAGACCACAACGGGCGTGCATTCGGGTCGATCAAGTCCCAGAAGCCCAGCGTAAACAGCTATCACAGAGCCTTAAAGGCAAAATATGATGCTGCACAGACTACGATTGAGAATGAGCGGCATTGGGCGAACTCAGACGGTCTGAGTGCTAACGCTGCCAATAATCCTTCTGTCCGTCGGACTGTGCGTAATCGTGCCAGATACGAAGCCAACGAGGCGAATTCCTACGCTAAGGGGATGGTTTTAACCTATGCAAACGACGTCATTGGTCGCGGGCCAAGACTTCAGTTAAGCACGGGTGACAAGAAAGTTGACTCGTTCATTGAGCGGTTGTTTCACAGCTGGTCTAAAGAGATCAGGCTCGCCGAAAAACTCCGCACAATGCGACTCAGCAAGACAATAGATGGCGAAGGACTCGCACACCTCGTATTCAATGACAAACTTGAAAATGAAGTAAAACTCGACTGGCAATTATTCGAATCCGATGAACTTTCAACACCCGACTTGACACAGGAAGACAAAAACGCGGTTGATGGGATTCGATTTGATCAATACGCAAACCCGAAAGAGTATCACAAACTTCGGCACCACCCAGGCAGTAACGACGGATTTAATACTTACGAAAAGTACGACGTCTTAAGCCCAGAGTTTGTAATTCATCTTTACAGACAGGACCGACCAGGACAGGCTCGCGGTGTCTCAGAAATCGTAACGTCCTTACCGCTTCATGCTCAGTTAAGGCGTTACACGCTCGCAGTGATTGCAGCAGCAGAAACAGCAGCAGATTATAACGCTGTCATGTACACGGACTCGCCACTAATTGAGCCGGACGTTAGCAGCGACGATGCTTACGACGTCATTGAGCTTGAGCGGCGAATGCTAACGATCCTGCCAGCACACTACAAGCTCGCACAGATAAAAGCCGAACAACCTACAACTTCATTCACACAATTTAGAGATGCGATTCTAAATGAAATAGCCAGATGTTTAAACATGCCGTTTAATATCGCGGCTGGTAATTCTTCTGACTACAACTATGCATCTGGTCGAATGGACCATCAGGTTTATTACAAAAACATTCGCATTGAGCAGCACCAGACAGAGGGTGTCGCCCTAGATAAAACCTTTAAAGCCTGGGCAAGAATGGCATCCCTATATGGTTTGATTCCATTTAATACAAGCCCTTTCAGACAGTGGGTTGTGAATTGGTACTGGGATGGAACAGAGCATGTAGACCCACAAAAAGCGGCCAATGCAACCAATACACGACTTAAAAATAACACAGTCACATACAAAGATATTTTCGCAGCAGAAGGCAAGGATTACGAGGCCGAGTTTGAGCAGATGGAGAGGGAGAAGATACTAATGAAAAAACGTGGCCTCACAACCGAGGACGTTTCAGAATCCCTAGAGAAAACCAAGAAAAAGAAAACCAGTAAGGAGAAAACAAAGGTTGCCTAAACCATACATTATCGAAGCGACCGACGAGTTAGAAGGAATGATTCAAGGCTGTGAAGACCTTGAAAATTATGACATAGACATCCAAGCGGCTGAAGGCGAAGACAAGCCAGCTACGTTCTCTATGTCGGCTTACACTGGCGGAAAAATGAGAGTGCCGTTCTTTCCCTTGCCTGTGATCGTTGATTTAGCCGGGATGTCAGTAACAAAAAAACCGCGTCCGATTTTGCGGGAACATAACTCGAATCGGATAGTCGGACACTCGACGGAAATAGAAATCAAGCCGGGTTCCCTTGCTGTCTCAGGGATACTGTCGGCTTCAAACAGGGAATCCGCAGAGGTAATAAACTCAAGTAAGAAGGGGTTTCCCTGGCAAGCCTCAATAGGTGCGAGACCTGAGGAAATGATTCGTGTCGACCGTGGCGAATCAGTAACAGTAAACGGTCGCACATTCAAAGGGCCAGTACTTGTGGCTCGGAAGTCTGTTTTAAAAGAAATATCGTTCGTGGCTCTTGGTGCCGACGACAAAACAACCGCAAGAGTAGCGGCGAAATTTACTACTAACAAAGAGGTAAGTAACACAGTGGAATTTGAAGAATGGTTGACAGCAAAATTTGGAGATGGGGAGTTCACAGAATCGCAAAAGGAAATCCTTCGGGCTTCCTATGAGGCTGAAGTAAACGGAGCAGGCGGGAGTGAGAATACCGGGCATAGCAATACTGACACATTAACCAGCGACGCGATTACTAATTTCCGTGCATCTATGGCGACAGAAGCAACGCGACAGGCGGACTTACAAACAGTCTGTGCTTCACATCCCGCTATCCTGGCTGAAGCAATTAAAGAAAACTGGACTCCGGACAAAGCAAAAGACCGGGTTGAACTCGCGGGACTTTATGCAAGCCTACCAAAGCCAGGTGAGCGGCAAGAGCATAGTGGACTCGATAACGTGTCGGCAATCGAGGCGTCCTTATGTATGACTACTGGTCTCAGCGAGAAAGATACTGGCAAGTTTTTCGATGAGAAAACAATGAACGCTGCTCTTGATATGACCGACGTTCCGAGTTTAAGAACTTTGATGGTTCAGGTAATTCAAGCCACAGGCGGTCATGCTGGAATTGGTAGGATTACCGACACTATGATTAGGGCAGCCCTTTACGCTGACCAGCAGATCCGGGCGAGCGGCACTTCCACAATCAGCATGTCAGGCATTCTTGGCAACGTCGCTAATAAGCACATGATGAAGGCCTATAATAAGGTTGAAAGTGTTTATCATGAGTTCTGTGATATTGACTCAGTTTCCGATTTTAAAGAGACCTCTTACTACTCCATGACGGGGCCAGGTACTTTCAAGAAAATTGGTAAGAATGGTGAATTAAAACACGGTACACTTGGTGAAGAGTCTTACAAGCAGTCGGTAGACACTGAGGGCTTGATAATTGCCTTGACTCGACAGGACATGATCAATGATAGCTTGAGTGCCTTTACTCGAATTGTTAAGGGATTAGGTCGGTCAGCTGCTATGACAGTTGAAGAGGCTGTTTTTACAGTTTTGCTTGCTTCAACAATGCACAGTGCCGGCAATAAAAATTTGTTGACAGGTGCAACATCGGTACTTGATATTGATGGCGTCAGCTTGGCGGAAGAAAAGTTCATTAAGCAAATCGGTCCGGACAAGAAACCGATTTTAGTTTCGCCAAAAATCCTGCTTGTACCTCCTGCTCTAAAAACAACAGCAGAAGACATCTATACAGAAAAGAAAATCCTGTTAGATACTGCAAAAGCCAAAACGGCGAATAATTCTCATGTCGGGAAGTATCGGTCCGTTTACTCACCCTATATGGACAATGATATTATCCCGGGTGGAAGTGATAAAAAGTGGTACTTGTTCGCAGATCCTGCTGATATCGCCTCTTTTGTTGTGTCCTTCCTTAACGGAAAATCAGCACCCACAATCCAAAGTTCCGAAGCTGACTTCAGTACTCTCGGGATGCAGTGGAGAGCCTTCTTGGACTTCGGTGTTGATGAAGCAGACCATCGTGGTTCGCTACGTTCTGACGGAGAGTGATTCCGCAGAGAATTAATTCCACTCCTGTCAGAACTTAACTGACAGGAGTTTTAACACACAAACATTTAAAACGAAATTTGGAGTAAGTAAGTAGTGGCAACTTTTGAACAAGAAGGACGGTTTCTTGATTACACGCCGGTAGCAGACACGCCTGCCGGGACTGAAGTGGTAATTGGTGACCTATTAGGAATCACACCCGTCGAAATCCTGGCGAACAAGTTAGGTTCTCTCGACACAGAGGGAGTTTGGACAGTAACAAAGGCAGCTGGAGCGGCTACCAATGATGGGGTTAAAGCCTACCGAGTTATTGCCGATGGTGAGTGGCAAGAAGACCCCACAGACGCCGTACTCCACGGTTACTTTGTCGGCGATCAACTTTCCGCTGATACCGAATGTAAGGTAAGGCTTGCCCCCTGATGGTTAATTTTATGCAGAAGGCGTCAGAGTGGGTTAGCCAGCAAATGGAAGCCCACACCTCTGTATTAGTAGCCTACAAGCCTATTGTTGGCGATGACCTGGCAGACATTTCAGCAACTCCCGCAGAAAACCGGTTCGAGACTGATGAGGCGGACAACTGGTTTTCTGAGTTAGAGGTTCGTGATTTTATTATCAGAATTTCATTACTCAGCGGGTTTCCTGAAGAGGGCGACCTGATCGAAATGACGGTAAATGGAACCGTGCAAATTTACGAAGTACTACCGGTGCCAGGTGGAAAATGTTTTGACTTTGATTCTGTTTATCAGAATTCATACCGCATATTCACAAAGAGAGTTGGCTCACAGTGAGTTTAATAGTTGATATTCCCGAGAGCCTAAAAGACTTTTTGAACGCTGGCACTTTCACGGAAGAGTTCACTGCAAAGAGGATTTATGTCCCTGTTTTTTCTATAGAGGGTGCTGAAGACCTGCAAGTCCTCGTTGCTCCCAGAGAAAACGAAAGGACTATCCGGAATAAGAAGCAGCAAGTTTCTGAGGTTCAAGTTGACGTTGCCATTTTCAAAAAGGTTATCAGCACGGAACCGGAGACAATTGACCCTCTGACAGATTTTGTTGAGGAGTTGGTCAAGTACCTGGAGTTTGAAAACCAGTCCGGTCACAGCTGGCTTAGAACAACAAACGACCTCATCTACGATCAGGACTACTTGAGAGAACGTAAGATTTTCAGGAGTCGTATCCTCAACGTGTACCGCGAAAAAGCATGACTCGGAAAAGGGTTGAAGTTTATAAAAAGCTGCTCACTGAAAAGGTTCATAAGGCGAATGTCAGAAACCTTTATCGAGTGGGCGGACTGATTAAAACAATCGCTCGCAGAAGCTTTAAGCGAGCAAGGCAAAAAAGACTCTCTGAAATGTCTCGGAGAGAACTTAGCAACTACAAACATAAAGTCGAGAAAGCCAAGAAAGAGGGAAAAGACAAACCTCGCAAGCCAGACATTTCCGCAGCGAAAGGCGAGAAGCCGTTAATACACGGTAAGTCATCCCCGTTGAAATTCTTGCTTCACTTTTTTGTTTACAAGAAACGGGAGTCAGTAGTAATTGGTCCAGAGGTGGCAGAGTCAAGGGTTGCTGGTGACATCGAAGAAAGAAACCCATTCATGGGACCGTCGTTAAAAGCAGGAGAAGACACAATTGATAGTTTTTGGAAAGATTCAGTTAAGGGATAAAAAATTATGACCGTCGGTTTAGACATGAAAATGTATTACGACACAACCGGAGCGGGTGTCACCGCTTGGGTTGAATTAGATATTATTGGTGACGTTTCTGTTGCTGATGCTTTTAATAAATCAACTCGTAAGATTCGAAAGAACAAGGTTCAGAGAACCGTACTTGGACAGCGAGTACATGGGGCATCCATGCCTGTTACTTATATCAAAGATGACCCTGGCTGGATTGCGTTAAGAACGGCTTACGACACCAAAGCAATGATCGGTTTTGCAGCAATGTCTGAAGATATAGTCGCATCGGGATCTGAAGGAGTACAGGGTGATTACTACATCACCGATTTCCCAAGTGACCAGCCTCTAGAAGAAGACAATGTATACAACATTACAATCGAACCAGCCGCAGAAGCAGATGATGACCCAGAGCGGGTTGTTGTGGCTTGATTTTATAAGGAGTAATTAAAGAGTGCCGAGAAATAGAGAACAATACGTAATGGTAAAAGGTAAGCGGGTAAAAATTACAGTAATACCTGTTTCCGAGATTGCCACTCAGGAAAATGAAGAACCAGAGATCAAAGAAGAAGAGGAGAACTAAAACTCAAAATGGCCAGTTTTGAAGACAGTAAAAAAAGAGTTTGGCGTGTCGATATGGACCTTGATGTCGCCAAACTTATTAGAAAAGAAACAGGTATCGACTTCGTTTCTGTGTTAAATGACCCGGTTGCTGCTGCCAAGTTGATGGCGAGCCTTAGTAAGGATCTTGAATCGCTTGGGCAGGTTGTTTACTACGCCTGTATTCCCCCTGATGGAGTTTCGAAGGACGAGCTTGTCAAGTCTCTTAAAGGAGATGTAATTCTTGATTCCTTTAATGCGGTTGATGAGGCACTGATTGATTTTTTCCCGAGCCGGGTAAGAGACGCAATCAATCAAGCCAAGGCGAAGCAGAGGGAGATTGCAACAGAGATTCAGGACGAGCAAATGGGTCTCCTTCCGGAGAAACTGGAGTCAGCGGAGTTCCGGGAGATGGTGACAAATTCAATACTTGGGAAACCATCTACCGAATCGCTGGACAGCTCGGTATCAATCCCGGCCCCTACACTCTCAGAGAGTTAATCTGGATGTACGAGGGACATTCTGACGCGACTGGGGTACAGCTCAGAAGCCTCGTAGCCGCCATCTACAACATAGCCCCTTGGAAGCCTGCTAGTAAGTGGTTTGAGGGTGAGAAGGACTTCAAGGGTCCGTCAGTTAAACAGCGAGTTTCAGGCAAAGAAGCAGTTGACGTTTTTGCTAGTGCAATGGGAATAAAGAGTGGCTAACGGCGGGGCAATCAGAGCGGGTAGAGCGTTTGTAGAAATTTATACAGACGATACCAAACTACAAAAGGGCTTGCTCTCGGTTCGTAGGCAACTTAATTCACTTGCTGGGTTTGCGGCCAAGATAGCAGCAGGATTGTTTGCCGTCGGTGGGGCTATCGCCGCCCCTTTCTTTATGGCCATTCAAGCCGGTTCTGATTTAGAAGAGGTTATGAACAAATTTAATGTTGTCTTTGGTGAGAATGCAGAGGCTGTCAAAAAATGGGGGGACGAATACGGGAACCAGGTTGGCCGCTCTAAAAAACAGATAGCCGACTTCATGGCATCCAACCAGGACTTACTGGTCCCGATGGGCTTTGAAGAGGATGCGGCCACAAAGATGAGTAAGCAAATTACTCAATTATCTGTTGACCTGGCATCATTCAATAACAAGCAAGACAAAGACACACTTCGAGACCTTCAAGCCGCCTTAACCGGTAGCGGCGAGGTGATGAAAAAGTATGGCGTGATTGTCTCTGAAGCTGCTGTGAAGCAAGAGCTGTTAAACATAGGCATGGACCCCAAATCGGTAACAGAGGCTCAGAAGGCTCAAGCCCGCTTAAATATCATCATGAGGGGTACTACAGCCGCTCAGGGGGATGCAATTCGGTCGGCTGGGAGTTATGCCAATCGAAAAAAAGCACTAGCAGCGTCTATTCAAAATACAGCTGATAAAATTGGAACGGTATTACTCCCAATTATTACACCCCTTATAGCCAAGATGACATCAGGTGTGGAAGTAGTTGGTAAGTTTGTCGACGAAAACCAAGCTCTCGTAATCGGCATAGCTGGTACTGGTGCGGCCCTTATCGCAGCCGGTGGAGCTTTCCTTGGCTTAGCTGCTGCATCGTGGGTAATGAGTGCCGGACTCGCGGCTGTAGGTGGCATGATTGCGATTGTAAAAACTGGCCTGCTCCTCTTGCTGTCACCAGTCGGCTTAATCACTGTCGGTCTAGCTGCGGCGGGAGGAGCTTTTCTATATTTCTCAGGAACGGGAGCAAGCGTTCTCTCATTTCTCGGTGATCAGTTTGACAAGTTTAAAGGGCGGAGTAACGAGACACTTGAAGCCCTCAAAGCCGCACTGAGTGCCGGGGATTACAAAACAGCGGCACAAGTCCTCTGGCTTGCTTTAAAGAGCGAATGGATCAGAGGTACTAATGCCTTAATGGAAAAGGTAGATGCCTGGACGGAGTTCTTTACAGCCTCTTGGGAAGGTGGAATTGATAACGCGGCCAAGTATTTCATAGATGCTTGGGCGGGGTTGCAAAAGGCGTGGGTGGTAGTGACTCAGTTTTTTGGTGATGCATGGGATACCGTCATCAATGGTATCACCAATGCTTGGAGAGCAGCTCAGACCTATATAGCAGATACAGTGCTAAGCATCATTGCCAAGATAGACCCTGAGTTTGACCTAGATTCAGCTCGTAAATCATTGAATGAAGAAGCGAACTCCAGAAAGGAAAGTCGTAACGACGGTGTTAATGACCGTGTTACAGCCAGGGGGAAGAAGGCTGACACAGAACTCAAGAAGATTGAGTCTGACCGGTTAGGTGGAAAGGCGGAAGTAGATGCTGAATACAAACGTGAGCAGGAAGCCCGCGACAAGAAAGCTAAAACAAAATCTCAAGAAAGGGCAGATAATCTGACAGCAGCAGAAAAGGCCCTGTCAGATGCTCGCCAAAAAGCAAAAGACTCAATCAAGGATGATAAGAAATCTGGACTCGCTGAAACCGCTGAAGGGATTGCTGGCAGTCCGGGAGCCGCTTCTCTTGCAAAAGCTTCCAGCTCATCCGGTGGTAGTGGTGACTTAAAAACCGAAGCCGGAGTTAAGCAACTCGCCACCCTGTTTAATAATTCTGGTGAAGGGAAAACGATTACAGAGTTGAAAAAACAGATCGTTCTATTAACAGGCATTTATTCTGAACTCAAGAATACAAAAAAACCAAAGATAGCAAAACTTTAAGCAATGGCGATTACTGATTTTGAATTAACTTTTGAGCGAGCCGGAGAGCTTGGTGAAGTTCGCACGTACAAAGAGCAGTACAGTGTTTTAGTCGACGATCTGAAGGACTACTACCTTGCAATTCTTAAGCACAAAAGTTGCCCCACCTTATTCAAGACAACATTCACAGGCGACAAGTCTGCCTTCTGTCATCGTATTAGTCCAACTCCCGTAGCTGATACTAACGAATGGCTCGTTGATGTTGATTACACAACCGATATAGATGACCCGGACAAGGACCCGAACCCACTAAAACGGCCTGCAAAAGTCGACATCAAAGGCGTTAGCAAAACAGTACCCTCACTTCTGAATGCCAAGGGTTACCCGAATCTGAATACCGCTGGTGAAATCATCACCTCTCAGGCTGATTTACCTTTCCTTCAAATCGGCTTAAGGAAAAACATTCCCAGTTACCCTAAGTGGGTGTGGGACTATCTCGGAGGTGTCAATAAAACTGGGATCGTTTTTAAGAAACGATATTTTGCCCCTCGCACACTGAAGGTTGTGGACATTGATATTCCGGACAAGGTCTTTGAGAACGGTAAATGGTTTCATCAATTAAGCCTGGCCTTTGAATCAGACCCCAGAACTTTCGACGAGGTAAAAATCAACAGTGGTTTCCATGAGTTGGTGGAAGAGAAATATATACCATCAGGGCTTGACCCTGGAGAAGTAAACACAAGTACTAATTTTACGCGAAAAGTAAGGCGGCGGATCACAATTGGTAAAACGAAGGAATACCCTACAGAACCTCAACCACTCGATAAAGACGGAAAACTTTTAGTTAATCCAGAACCAAAAGACATTGTGATCCTGCGTCACAGAAACTTACAAGAACTCGATTTAAAGAAGCTACTTTTAAAATGAATAACCTAATATGGATCGGCGGTGCCCCAGCCGTTGCACAGGCCGGTGATGTAGTTTTACCGGGTGATATTGAAACAGGACAGGTCCTGAAAGCAACCATTGGTTCGAAAACACTCCCATATACATTTCCTGGTGGCCCAATTAGGGAAGACGTTGTGGCAGCCTTCGTGGCGTTGTGGAATGATTCTGAGAACCCTGAGTTTAATGAAATTACAGCGAGTGATAACGGTGATGGATCATTTTCGATTACAGCTAACGAACCCGGAAAATCCTTTGTAGTTTCGTTTGCAATCGGATCAGGAGTTAACGAAATCCAGATTGTGACCGTTGGGAGTTCTGCCACGGGTGGAACATTCACACTGGACTTTGACGGCCAGGTAACAGCTCCCATTGTCTTTAATGCGAGTGCAGCAACGGTACAAACGACTCTGGAGGCATTGAGTAATATTAACGTTGGTGATATCGCTGTGACGGGTGTTACTGGTGGGCCTTGGCCGGTGACTTTTCAGGGGGCATTGGCTGACACTGATGTTGCACTACTGAGAGCCGATTACGCTTTGTTGGACGGTACGAATGAAGAACAGGTTGTCACGCTGGGTACGGCCACGGGTGGAACATTTACGCTGACTTATGAAGGCCAGGCAACAGCTCCCATCGCTCACAATGCGAGTGCAGCCGTGATACAAGCGGATTTAGAAGCTCTCAGCACTATCGGTGTGGGCAATGTCAGTGTGACCGGTTCAGGACCTTGGACGGTTGAATTCATCGGCGACTTGAGTACCTCTGATGTTAATCTGATTGTGTTCGATGGAACGAATTTGACTGGAAAGCTTGCAGCGTCGGTTACCGAAACAACTACGGGCGGGGGTGGGACAAACGAGAAGGTGTATTTGCAATTATCCAGTCCCTTTGCAACTGTCGGCGGTTGTAGAATTACTGGAAACGCCTCAGTCACAAGCGGAACATGGTCATTCTCGGTAACTGGACCGGCTACGATAACAATCGGTCCGCTCCAGTGGGATGCCACGCCCGCTGACATCCAGGACGCTATCGAAGCACATGCGAGTATTGCTCCAGGTGGTGATTATGAAAACATGATGCATCTTCGGTGGTCGGGCGGTATGTCTGGCAATTTGGCAGACGGTAGTTTCGTTGATGTTGGTTGGGCACCCGAATTTGGAGCCATTGACCAGTATCCCTATAACGTCCTAAGCGTAAATAGCACATCGTTGGTCGGCGGGACCTATACTGCCGGGAGTTCAAATGATGCAAATCCGCATGATGATGCTACCGAGTTTACATCATTTTATGTCGAAGTCGACGGACAAAGAACAGACGATCTTTCCGTTTCGGCTACGCTTGCGGAAACTCAATCGGCGATTGAAGGCTTAGCGACGGTTGGCGAGGGAAACGTATTAGTGACCGGGCAAATTGTCGCTAATACGTTTATCAGGCATATCGAATGGATTGGAGATTTTGCGAATCAGGTAACGGGACTTGCAATTAACTTAGAGACCAATAGCTTCTATGGTACAAATTACGACGATACCGACTTCATAATAGTCCAGGGCCAAGCGGGCACCTCAGAAGTGCAAACCCTCAGCATCACAGGCAGCCCCGGTGCGGGGACATTCGCCCTGAATTACGATGGTGAGGATACGGCGTTTCTGGTTTACAATGCCAGTGCTGCAACGGTACAGGCTGAACTTGAATCATTGACGGGTATTGGGACTGGTGGTGTGGTTTGCACAGGCGGTGATTTACCGGGAACCGACATCACAATTACCTTTGCCGGTGGCCTATCTGGTCTTAATTTGAATGAGATTACAGCGGTGGCGGGAATCGTTGCCGAGTCCGTTACCGCTGGTGACGCTCCGACAGTAGACGTTACAACAACTCAAACACCAGTTAGCTATGTGACCACTGTTGCTAACGAAGGACCAAATGATTGGAACACGCCTTCAAACTGGGACCTCGGTATTTTGCCCGGAGAAGGTGACATACTCCACATTATTGACGGACCAGATATCTATTATGGATTAGAACAGGACTCCTACACACTCGCAAAAATTGAGACGAGAAATAACGGTACACAAATCGGTTTACCTCGACGGGATGAAAATGGCTCTCTTGAGTACAGGCAGCGGTTTTTAAAGGTCAACGTTGATGAGATCATTATCGGCATTGGTGAGGGATCGGGAACTGAAGGACTTTACTTCGACCTTGACACCCATGATACCGACATCACGATTTACAATTCAGGGAGTAGTCAAAGTTCCGGATATCCTGTAATTCAATTCATTGGCGAGAATACGGCAAACAATAGTAAGCTCACAATTTTCGATGGCGAAGTTGGAGTTGGCGTATTACCGAAAGAATCAGCTTACTTTTCTCAAATCATTATGTATGGCGGTTCGTTAACCAGTGGCGACGATGTCCATTTTGGTAAGTTCACTAAAATTGGTGGTGAGTGGATTTCTGACCGTACTGAAGTTGGTGGTGAAACCACATTATGACGGAAGCCGGGAATACACTTTCTGATGATACGGTCAGGAAGTTGAAAGCTCTGTTAGCGGCACATGAGAATAGAGGACTCTCGTTTGAAGAGGAAGTCAGAGAGAATCTACCTGGCATGCGGCCACCTGTCAGGTTTATCACAAAGGTCCCTTATTCAACGTATATAATCCGGACTTATCCGTCTTCAGAATACGATTATGCTGGGTCTGATTTGGACGGTGATAGCAGAAGCGGGCAGGAATACGTGGTGATGGTTGATGGGGAAACGCCAGTTCCCGTTTCGCTGATGCACTTTGATCCAGACGGAAACCACAAACAGATGATTTCGTTTGTGGGAGATGATATCAACGGTGAAATCAAACTGATTTTAAATGGAGCAGAAACCACGCCCATTTCATTGGTACCTAGCATTCTGAGCGTTGATTACTTAACCGCAAAACTCGAAGTTCTGCCAGCTATTGGTAAAGGGAATCTTTCTGTTTCAATTTGGCCAGGCCGGTGGTTGGTTGAATTCGTGGGAAAGCTGGCCGGTGTTACCTTCGATCAATTCGAGGTAGACCACATAGAAACTGCGGTTTTCAAGGTCCACGTCTATGTTACCAACTGGGCTGATAGCCACGAAGATGACGAGGTGATTTATCCTATTCCTCTGGCGGGAGAATATGACGGGGATGACAATGTGATTAATGACGCGGTGGCAGCCGGTTCATTCGGGACGGCAGACCCGTGGCCCGGCGTTGGCTTGGTGGTCAATGTGAATGAATGCCGGGACTATAACGGCGATGGAACCCCGAATCTCTAAGGTGGCCTGAATGGGACAAAAAAATTGTAGTTTATCATTGATCAAAAAGCCCTGTCCGCGTGGTGTGTTTGATTGCCGTCGTTGTATGACGAAGATGAAAAATCAAGGAATCTGCTGGAAGGTTTCTGTCGACGAAATGACAATCGATCAGGTCGGAAGCACGCCCGCTTTTACTACTAAACTTTTTTATGATTCACAGCATGGCCATCCGCTTGGTGAAGCGACTGACCTCGCAGTAGGTAGCGAGTCGACATGCTTTTCAGGAATTATGTCTCGAAGATTTTTTATCGCAGAAAACGACCCGACATATTTCTTTAAAACTCCAACAAATACACTCGGCGAATCAATTCTTGAGATGAAGCTCACTTTGTATTTTAATGAGTTCTGGAGAATCACTGTCTCACTCAGAGCAGTCACTTTTGGCAGTATTCAAGTCGGCGGTTGGACCCACGATTATATTTGGTCTGCGCAAGCACACTACATTTCAGAAGAATCTGGATGTATGCTCTGGGATGCTGTCACGTTCACAAAGACAGAGGAAAAATCATTGCAAGAATTGGAGACAACTGATCCTGATCCTCCCCCTACTGTCGATCCTGAATACACTTTTCCTGTGACGATTGATGTGCAGCATGTGTATGAGAATGGATTCAATGCACTCGATCCATTTCTTTATTTTCAAGCAGGGGAATTCTAATAAATGCAACTAAAAGAGAAGCAACAGCTCTGCCAACAATGCCCAAAGAGGCGAAACCATTATTGCACTGTCCACGGTGACGAATGGAAGCGGGTTATTAAACAGCTTCCAACATGCGAGGGTTGGGGCAATGTTCAGAAACCTGTCCAGGCCGAGAAATTAAGCCCCGTTAAAAACATGGCGATAGTTTCATGCCATTTCAATCCATGTGGTTACTCGGCACCAGTTGAGAACTGTAAAAGGTTTCTTGGTGAGATTGGCCATCCGGTCACGCTGGTTGAATTGTCGTTTAATGGCAGTTTCGAATTCGAGAACTCCATCAAGATTTGCGGCGACATCACAAAAAATAACATGTGGCAGAAAGAAAGAATGCTTAATATCGGCATTGAATCACTGCCGCCTGATGTTGACGCGGTGGCATGGCTTGATGCTGACATCGTGTTTACGAATCCCAACTGGTATGAAGACACGTTAAAGCTACTTAGGACCTGCCCAGTTGTGCAACTGTTCCAGCGGGTGGATTACCTCGGAAACAACGGCGACGTGATCCGACGGTGCAACAGTTGGGCCAACAATTACACCTGCGGCAATCAGGCAAAAAGCCACGGCCAACCCGGTTTTGCCTGGGCTGCCCGGCGTGATGCAATCCCTGATGGCATTTATGACAAAGATATTATCGGCGGCGGCGATTGCCATTTAATCGCGTCTTGGCTTGAAGAAACCAAATGGGTCGAACGGCAATATACCTCGTTAAAGCGGCCTGCCCTAGATTTTGCAAACTGGAAGTCAAAGCAGCTTCCCCGCGTGCAAGGGCGTATTGGATGCGTCAACGGTGCTGCGTTTCACCTTTATCATGGATCGCGTGAAAACCGGCAGTATGTTGATCGATTGCAAATCCTACGTAATAACAATTTCGACATTGATGACATTCGAATTGGTGACAATGGCTTGTGGGAGTGGTCCAGCGACAAGCCGGGCTTGCACGCAGACGTCGCCGATTATTTCCACGCACGAAAAGAGGATTTATGAAATACTCAGAGTACCTTCAACAAAACCGGGGTACATTTTGGAGTTCACCACAAGCGAAATACATCAACAGCAAACGGGCGGGAAAGTCGTTGGCGATAGAATTAGGAATCCCGGTTCCAAGAACGTTTCCGATGCTACCTGATAACGTGATGATTAAACCGGACAATGGGCACTCTGGCAAGCTGTGTCGGTCTTTCCTCAAGGCTGAAGATTGGATCTGTGAAGAACGCATCGTACATGACCACGAATTTCGCTTGTTTGTGTTTGGTAGAAAAGTGGTGATGCTGCAAATTGATAAATCATCAGAGCAGCCGGACGGCGTTAAAATCATCGGTCAATCGTATTATAAATATCCAGTCTGGGAACGACTCGACATCGACTCGAACCTGAGAAAGATTCCAAGTCTGAATATCGATGTGGAACCGCCGATCTGTTTACCGACGATGGTTGATCATTCATTAAGACTTGCTGAGCGGTTCACATTGCCCCTGAGAGTCGATTGGTTCGTAAATCCCGAAGGTAAGCCGGTTTTCAACGAGATGTGCGTTACGCCGGGGCTGGTGGTAGCAGGACGCATCACGGAAGCCGGTGATACATGGCTGGGTTCGTTCCTGGCTGTTTGATTATGAAAACAGGTACGCCAGCTGCGACAACAACCGACGTACCCTAAACTACGGAAGGACCTATATGAGAGGCCACAACACGCAGTTATTTGCGTAGAAGATATGTTGTGATAACAGGAAACAAATCAACGCTTAAGAAGTATCGGCAGCTTGAAGCAGTAAAGTTGAATTTAGGAGAGCCGTATTTTGAGTCTGGTGGAGTAGCGATTTACAAAGGGGATGCACTTGAGCTCGGGAACGATTTACCGCGTGAAGTATTTGACGCCTTAATTGTAGACCCACCTTACTGCTCTGGGGCGGCTGGTAGTGCGGTAGGTGCAGATCCAAAGTTAAAATATTGTGGAGACAAAAAGACGCTAAACAGGCCTTCCTTTGGTGGTGATTTTCGGGACCAAAGGTCCTTTAAGTATTGGTGCTCCCTTTGGATTGGCCAGGCTTTCAGAGCGTGTAAGGATTCAGCTTACGGGTTGGTATTTACTGACTGGCGTCAATTAGCAACTGTGACAGATGCTTTGCAGGCCGGCGGTTTTTGTTACAAGGGATTGGTTAGTTGGAATAAGGGTGGTTGTGCCCGGGCTCCGCATAAAGGCTTCTTTCGGCATCAATGCGAATATGTTCCCTGGGGCTCGAAGGGGAAGGTTGCCAAGCTGACTGACCGTGGTCCGTTTCCTGGCTGTTATTCGATTACTGTAAAACAGTCTGATAAGCACCACATGACCGGTAAACCGACTGCATTGATGCAACGGTTGGTTCAATGTGTTCCCGTTGGCGGTTTGGCTTTTGACCCGTTCTGTGGGTCAGGGACGATGTTGGTTGCATCGGTTTTGGAAGGCCGTCAGGCGGTAGGTTTCGAAGTCTCTGAGGAGTATTGTGAGATTGCTGCTCGTAGGCTTGAGGCCGTTCAGAGGGGTGAGTTGTTGAAGTTTGTGAAATAATGATCAGTGAAGTACAGTCAGGTTTCAGTGTTGAAGTATAGGAATGTTATGAAATTAAAACGGACCTAGAGGAATACCCAAAGGTCCGTTTTAAAAAATGGTGATTATTAATTATCTGTAGGATGAGGCAAAAGTACCACTACTGTTTCTTTTTTGCTATCTTTTTCTCTAATTATGAGTTCGGATGACTTCTTTTTTTCTTGCCAAAGATATTCATATACAGCGAGCGCTGATCGTAGAACCTCAGCCATGCTATCAGCTTCTGAGTATTCTTTAAGACGTTCGATTCTGTCTTTGACATACTTTGGCATTTCAAGATTTATCCGAACTTTCTCCGGGATCTTTTGAGCCATTGTTATTGCGTTTTGCTCCTTCCTGAGATGCACTTCTAAACAAGTGCATTAAAATAATTAGTGTTATACACACCATGGAAACAACAGCAACGGTTATACCGTCGTTCTGAATTGCTATTGTCGCTATGGCAATGATTGCAATTAACTCAAGAAAAAACCTTACTTGAGTTACTCGTTCAAATATAAATTTAATAAAACCAGAGTTTACACTTACCGAAGCAATGTCAGTTCTGGTTTCTTCATACTTGGCGTCGAGTTTTTGCCAAAGTTTATGATCTGGTCCTTTATTGTTTTCATCATCGCCCTTTCCCAGCATAATAAATCCTTTATAACATGATGGAATTTACTGCGTGCTTCACAGTAAAAATCCATCAAAAACAAAAATAGGGGTCCTGGCCGTAACAGCCAAATAGATAGTTCGCACATGTGAAGCTCCTTCGACATAGGTTAATAAATTTTCACTACCCGGTACTTGTAAACGAATTTCCGGGTACGAATTCCGAATTGAATTAGCGAATATTTTTTTCCATTTTCGCTAATTCAAAAGCATGGTATAACCACGCTATGGGCAAGTATTACACATAGCGTGGTTTTGTCAATATTTGTTTTGACAAAACACTTAAAAAAACAGTTTAAATCATCCTGAGATGATTATGCTTGATTATTGGAATGAATTAGAGATTAGCACGAAGAAGTTACCTCAAAAATAACTGGAGAGAAACAATGAAGAAATGGACTTTAGTCCTACTCGCACTGCTCCCAACCCCACTACACGCCCAACCCACCACCATAATTCACATCTTAAATATCCACTACGTTACACCCGAAGTCTACGCAACCGATTTAAAAGACCAGGACAGCACGCTTACTCAAGAGCAGATTGACAAGCAGTACTTTGAGTTTCTTAAAGGTGTGGAAGCGAGACAGAAGGATCAGGTAATCCTTCTCAGAAAGGCAATCAAACTATACAAACTCAAGGGAGTCTACATCGAAGGGCTGACTGAGAAGAACCACAAGGAAATAATGAAGTCGGTTGAGTCGATGAAGGAGTACGAGAAAACTAAGGAAGACCCACCCGATGTATTCTTAGAGTTATTCGCCTGGCAAGACAGACTGGTACTCGGTGCGGCTGGTCAACTCGTGGTAAAAGGTGAGCTTGAAACCTTACTCGTTACAGAGGACTCAGAGGCCTTTGAGGCGGCTAACCCGGTCACGCCTGATGGAAAGGTTGTCTTTGACAAGAAGGCTGGCGAGAGGCGAGAGGACGCGATTGTAAGCAACCTGTTAAAGGGTAGCGAGGTGGTTGTGATTGTGCTTGGGGAAGATCACGACTTGGGTGATAATATTAAACGGTTAGGGCCTGGAGTGGAGTATCGGCGGGTTGTTATGACGGATCGGTCGAGGAGAAGGGGAGAGCCACGAATTATAATTCGGAAGGTTGGGGAGTGATGAAGTGACTAACCTTTTTTCTTTTTCTTTTTAGGCGGCTTTGAAACCATGATTTTTATGTGCCCTTCGTCATCGCGTTCTGCATGCCAATCAATACCCAGTTTTTTAAATTTCTCAATTTGATCGAGCACGGTTTTGGATCGTATAGCTTCAGCCTGTGCTCGATATTTATCAGCTTTCGCTGAAGATAAATTTTCGATCGCGTCAGTAGTTGCTTGATTATGGTCAGTTATCGATTCAGTCAATTCAATTTCAACTTTAGCCTTTTGGTTCTGGATTTCACTTATTGCATTCTGGGAAACCTTCTTTTTAATCCAATTGTAAGTACTCTCAAATATCGCATAAGTTACAAAAAGCCCTGGTGAATTTACCATTACCAATAACTCTATAACACGTGTGTTAAGAGTCTTCGGTGCATCGACATTTAATACCTCTGTTAGTGATTCAGCCCGACTTTCAAGTCTTTCATTTTCTCCCCCGATGTCTCCCAAATTTATTTTTGCAAGCTCTGGGTCTGGTCTGCCTTCAGGATGTGGTAGCTTATTCATACTTCCACTCCTACGTTCTCAGGGAGTAAGGTTTTCCCTTCAACGACTTTCAAGCCCTCTCCTCCTAGTGAGCGATAGGACTCAGATATATAGTTGATAAATTCAGCCATCTCCTCTTTAGTAAAATCACACTCATCAAAATAGACGGAAATTAAAGGTTCGGGGGCCGACTCCTCGAATCGTTTAGCAAGTTCTTCTGGTGACTCTTCCACCAATTCGCGTTCCCATTCCGCGACGGTTCTGCCGTAGTGTATCTTAGCATTTGTGTACCAGTCAGGTGGTGAACCGTGCCAGAGGTCTCCTAGTGGGCCGGGTTCTGACGCGTCGGTGACCTCGGTATTAAGTTCCTTAAGCAGCTTGTAATCCATTCTGGATGCGATCACGAGTTGTCTGGCGGCGGCATCGGCGGCATCGGCGGCATCGGCGGCATCGGCGGTGCTGTTGAAATCGACGGCGTAGGCGGCGGTGCGAGCGTTTCTGGCGGCGGAGTGGGCGGCGGCGGCGGCGAAATCGGTTGCTCTGCCAGCGGCATAGATTTCTATGCCGCTGGCCCTCGTGGCATCGGCTTTGATTTCGGTTTCGGCGGCGTGGGCGGCAGCGGTAGTAGCACTGGCATAGACGGCGAGAATGTCGGCTGTGGTGGCGGCGATTTCGGCGGCGGCGAGTTCGGCGGCGATTTCGGCGGCGGCGGCGGCATCGGCCCTGGCGGTGTTGGCGTTGTTGATGTTGGCGTAAATCAGAATTCTATATTCACTATTGAGATTAACAACCGCTTTTTTATATTTAGCTGTTGAACCTTTCCATGAAACCAAAAGCGGCTGAACCCGTAAGGCACAACGAATGGCATACAAAGCTATTGAAGAAATAGAAAGCCCTTTCAATTCTTCCTCACTTGGTAACTCAACTTCATCACTCATCACTATCACCTATTACTAAGTTGGTTTACTAACTTTTATGACTGCTGCTGAATCATTCTGTTAGGTTTGTTTTTGTTGCTGATTGGGGGGCTTGGGCTTGGGACGGTTGGGACAGAGATTCTAATTCAACAAGTTTTTCTTCCTGTTCTTCGACTCGTTTTGAGAGTACTTTTATTCTCTCCAGTTCTGCTAAGGACGATTCATATATTGATTTCATAGCGACATCCGTAGTTTTTAAATTACGTTCTATTGACCTCATCAGTCGTATCATTAATAGACAGAAGGCTATAAAAGTGATTATGCCAACTCCAATGAAATATTTCGCTCTCTCTTGTGAATTACTACCTTGCACAATAATGACACCCTCAGACTTAGAAAAAAATTCTGGTTGAATGTTTTGGTTGGTTATGATTCTGACGCCAATCATATCCCCGGGGTTCATTAACCCGACACTCATTTCCATTTCAGACCAGTCACTTTTTCCTTCGACAACCTTGCCAAATTTACGCTTTGGATTAGTACTGTATGATAGGTTTAATATCTTGAATTCAGCATTGTTTTGCTTATCTACAGGGAAAAAGAAATCAAATGGAACATCTTTGATCGGCAGGTTTCCAGAGTTCCAGATTTGAATTCTATGACTAAAAATTTCCTTAACTGGAATGTCATTAACTATAATCTTAACTTCATCAGTTGATGGATTCTTCATGAATACTTCGGATGGTTCGATTGTGTAGGAGAGTTCCTTGTATTGAGTTGTGTAATAATAGACGCCAAGACTACACACTATTCCGACAAATAAAGGGTGTTTTATAATTGATTTGATTTTTTCGGACATTGTTATTGTTGATCTGTTGTAGGGTTAGAATCTATGGAAGTTTCCTGTGGGTGTTCAGTAGAATTGTTATTGCTTGAAAGCTTATCAAGCAAATATTTCACGCATATTAAACCGGGAATATAAATCATCAACAAGACCAACCAGTAAACCCAATTGATTTCTATCTTGTACCAAGAAGGCTGAGAGAGAATAGGGAATTCTACAGAGGCCTCTCCCTTGTCGTGGACTAAACTAAAACTTGATTCCAAACTATACTGACTGGCTGGACTTGAAGAAGACCATCCGGTGACAAGTACAGACTCTTTGGGGTTTAGCTCACCAATTTCCACGCGTTTATAAGTGTAGCCAGAAAATAGCCGATCAAATTTTTCAACTGGCTCAGACATTACTTTTGTTTTTAAGCCATCTCCTTGAATCTGTATAAATATTGATTCAGGTACTATTAGGGTAATACCCGAAAGTTTATTGGTGCCTGTGTTTTTGACTTTTACAGTGTATTGTCCCCCTATTCTCTCAAAAAGATGGGGTGTTCCGGGAAGCAACTCTGATATAAATTCATTTGAAAGATTATTTAAAATTCTCAATGTGTGATTATTGGACTCTTCGGAAATCTCCTGGTCTTTCACTGACTCAGTATAAAATTTTTCCAGAGACTCTGATTCTAGTTGTTGGTATCTGTAGTTGAAATAATCATCCATTGAAATTGGAAGCTGAAAACTAGTGTGTTCAATAGTTGCTGTTAAAGGCTGTTTAAGAGGTAAAACTACCCTGTCATATATTTGTATGAATGCTAATACGGTAGCTAGAGTTATTCCAACGGTGGAAATGACAGTTTTAATAATAACAGCTTTGTTTGATTGCTCTTTATTTTCTTCAGCCAAAATTTCTCTCCATTTTGTAGTTAGTTCCTATTACTAGAACGCACCTACTCATCACTTGGATTAAAAAAATATCCAAGTTTTATTCTTTAAAGAACACCGGATTCAAATCAAGGTCGTCTGAGATTGAGAAAACGTCAGTGAATATGAAATTGTCCCAGTTGATTCTATCGACAGTTGCCTTGTTGTAAGTGGTAGTAACGATCAGGGTTTCATTACTATTACCAAAAGTATCTACCAGAGCTGCTGATACTTTCACTGTAATCGAACCATATTCATAGCCCGAGTTCTTGACCGCTTCCAGTGTGTCGGTGACATCGGTTTGAATACCGGTCTTTGCCATTGATGGTGTCAAATTGTCGTCAGCGAAAATGTAGACGTCGATGTCGCTGCCTGACATTTTGATCTCAACACGCTGGTTACCACGATTAGATTTGCCAAGAGTTTTTTCGATGTCGTGGTTCAGTCGCTCAACTGAACCTTTCGGCATTTCCTTATCTAGCTTTTCCTGTGCTACCTTTTGGGCTTCTTGGTACTCATCGACTTTTTTAATCGTCGTGTCGATTCCTTTAAACATCAGGAACCCACCAAGGATTATTATAAATAGACAGCCAAAAGCCATCTGACCACAGCCCGCTTTCTTCTTTGCCACTGCTGATTCTCTCAATAAAGCGTGCCTGCTTTATTCTTCCAGTTATGACCTACAACCAGCCTACCAAAGCCTCATTCCTGATCAACTGTCAGATGAAAATGAGATCACATATTTACCCAAAATGTTAAAATATAACGGCAATCTTATTGACTGTACATTTCGGTTTGATATACTAGTCTATCGCTGTTAATTGATTCCAAATTTGCCTGGTGGCAACCGCGTTTGGCTCGCTGAAAGTAGCCAAAACCTCAACGCTTTTCTTCGTTCGGCCTGTATCGGAATCCGGGTCAAATCCAATCCCACGGAAGTCAGTAGCGTGTCTGCGTATGCCTGCTGAGCGGCTACCTCTGCGCAATGAGGTGATTCAATGATAAGAATCATTAGTGCTAATTCATTTCAAGTCTATGCGTTTGTCGTCGAGTTCTATAACGAGCTGGGAGACTGGCCCCGATCCGAAAGCATATTTCTCCACTTCAGAGACAAGCCCCGAGTGTTGGCCATTAGTATGGAAATTTTGCAACGTCACCACTTTTTGAAGTTCGATAGGGTTAGTGATCGTTACCAGGCTGTCGGCAGGAAGCCATTACTGATGCCGTTCAAAGGGGTGGTTAGATGATTCAATATAGACTGCATAAATTGATGGAAGTCTTAGACAGCCCGGTCGGTTTCACGCTGATTTTTTTGACGGTTGGGCCGATGGTCGGGTGACTGCGTCTTTTGTGTACATCATAAGAAAACGTTACATATGAATTCCCACTTTCTACAAGTCACCAAAACTATACGATCTATGCTTGAGTGTTAAATGTAAAAATAGGATCTGATTTTGTTTTTTCTATGTATGACGTTAGGTTTTGGTTTGCATATCTTTTGCGATGTCAACTAAGCTTTGGCCACCGAAATAAAATTCAACACAACAACTGATTCCAAACGCGAAACAATCTCTTTCGATAAATTACAGCGAGGGACAATTATGGAACGAGAAGATTTATACCGGAAAGACCTTCCCTTATATCTATATTACGAGACAGAACCACAAGTAGTGAGGCGACTAATAAATGATAAAGTCGAACTTAGCTATTGCCTAATTTTATGGAATTATGAAGCGATCACTCGATGTGAGCCATATATCCAAGATAGAAACATATTTCGAAAACTAGTTGATGGTCGAATATCGTTTCATGAAACCAAAGCAAGCGGAAAACTTGATATCTATGGCCACTTAAACTTCTGCGTCCGGAATTTTCAAGAAGAAGGTTTAGCTGCTATAAAATCAAATGAGGACTATTTTGATGTACTTGCAATTTATAATTGTATATTCCAAAAATTAACGATTTGTTTAACTCGGATCGGTTCAATGAATGGGCTTTCCCTTCCTCGTCTTTGGGACTTTTATCTTCGCACTGTAGAACTGGGCGAATCTCTATGGGATTTTGAATCTAATGTTCCTTATACCGTTGGGGAATATGGTAACTGCGAATCAGAAGAAGAATTTAACGATCTAAATACTCGGGACCATTTAATGCGGGCAATGATCGAATTAGACATGCTGGTGGCTAAAGTAAATCCAGACTTGCTAGTTTGGGGAGAACCTTATTTCAATTCTACAGAAGGGTTGGTAATCCAAAAAGACGAATACCCGGACTGTTCAATTAAGGTCCCTCAAGAGTTTTGTGATTCCAACTCAAAACCAATAGGACCGCTTCGGGGAAATGGTAATGATTTAGGAAAAGCGATTACTGGCGGTGATCGGAGAACCCTAAAAACTCATTTTGAAGGTAAGGCCATTTTTATAAGGAAAAGAGCAGCACACCACCTGGAAGTGTTTTTTACAAGCATTGATGAATATGAAAGATCAAAACAAAGCTTAGATGAAATCATTACCAAAAAGAGACAGCGAAAGCGGCACAAAACGACGGAACCCGACATGGATGAATAAGTCTTTTTTCAAAAACGACACGAAAGCGACAGAGAGCTACACGAATGTCACGAAGTTAAAACCCACGATAGACACACGAATTTATTCAGTAATACTGCCTACCATGCGAAACATAAATTTTACCTGTCAAGTCTAATGACTATAAAATATCACCGACTCAAACACTCAGATAGGCCCTCGAAACAGCAAGTGTAATTGCACGAAGAGATTTAATATGTACAATCCTAGCCAAGTAAAAACGAAAGACCGAGCTGCGGCGAACAGACCCGGCCTTTCTGACCAAAGCATCACCTTAAAAACTCACTCAGGTGACACAGTGGCTATAATTAGTTATCGGCGTATTCGACTACGTCTTCAAGCATATATCGCTTTTAAATTCTTACCGGAATTATTTGCACATCCGGTCTCCTGGCTCTCTGCCCGGGCTCCACCCATGGATCAATCGCATTACGAATATCTTGCGACTTAACTGTGCCTACAAAAAAACTCGCCAGTAGCACTAACTACTGACGAGCGATGTTTGATCAAGCACACAATTCAATTCACCCGCTAAGGATCTTTTTCATATGTGTGATCAAGACAATAATCATTTTACGCACTCCGCGTCAATCTCAGAAGACAAAAACGACAAATTTAGGACAAATCCTGATAACGAATTCAATTTAGTAACTCAGGGCTTACAACTGCTTAAGTTACTGCCAAGCCGGTCTGGACCAATACCTTACGTCCCGCGAACCGGTGAGTGGTTGATAGCTGATTGGGCAAGCTTCTTAGACGAGACTGAAGAGGCCCTGAAGCGAAAGTTCAAAGAATAC